TTTCCGTCACGAGTTGGCAGTGGCAGAAACATATCAGGATATCAAGGCGCTTGACACTAAAGCAGCAGCCATCGCGGAATTTGCCAAAAGGAATAAGCTGTCGAAGGACAAACAGGACGAGCTTGGCGTGTTCCGGGTAGAGATTGAGCAGAAGAAAGGGGCATGGCTTGAGGAATTCTTTCCGCAGGGGAAATCAAATCAGTATACAAAGAAAAGTGCAAGGTGCGAGCCTCACACCTTGCAAAATATAGGCGTTGATAAGCATGAATCCGCCAATGCCCGAATGCTGAAGAATGAACCGGAGCGGGTGAACCGTGCTATTGAACGCCTGAAGCTGGATGATAAGAAAGTTGTCACACCAAGTGCAATAGCCATTGAAGTGAAAAGAGAAAGAAGGGAAGAGGTTAAAAAGGAATTTATTGAACTATCGCAAAAACAATTTAAAAATTTACCGGAAAATATAAAGCTTTTGGAGGGGGATTTGTTTGAAATGATTAAGCAAATCCCTGATAAAAGCGTAGATTTATTAAACACAGACCCACCATATTCCATTCTCAACGAAAAATGGGATGCATTTAAAAACAAAAGTGAATATCTTGATTTTACTCAAAAGTGGCTAGATGTAGTAATGCCTAAAATCAAAGATACTGGAAGAATTTATATTTCCTGTTCGCAGCGGTTTCAATACGATTTTTATGAATTATTAAAAGAGAATGATTTTTATAATTTTATTTTTAAACAAAATATTATTTGGTATTACAAAAACAATAACAAGCCAAGTAGTCGAAAAGAGTACAGGTATATGTATGAGCCTATTTTTTATTTATATGGACGAAACGCACCGTCTTTAAATTTTACGCCGGACACTTATGGCGAAACGCATCAAAATGTTTGGGAAATAGCAACACCTCAAATTAATTATTCAGAGGGCAAAGTCCATGCGGCACAAAAACCATTGGAATTATATCGTAGGATAGTAAAAACGGGTAGTTATGATGGTAATACTGTGTTGGATTGTTTTGCAGGAAGTGGAACGACCGGCATTGTTTGTAAGGAATTAAACAGGAAATGTATTCTAATTGAGAGAGAAAATATCGAAATAATAAAAGGAAGATTATAATGTGGACTGAGAAAATTTTTGAAGAAAAAATGACTCCTTTTATTGACGATATTTACAAAAAAACATTCTCCAAACTGGAACATATTGTTAGGTCAAGAAGAGGCAACAACCAAAACAGCAAGATAGTATTTATGGACAAAGAATTGGCAATTGATACCCATTTACATTTTACCGACGGGACAAATCTTACGTTTCAGGAAAAAACACGAAGAAATTGTTATCATAAATATCGTGATTTTACTTTTGAATATTATAATGACCCTATAACAAAAGAAGAGGGGGAATGGTTTAAACTTGCAAGCCAATTATATTTTTACGGCTATTCTGATCAAAAAGAGAATGGCTATTGCGAATATTGGATAATCAATATTCCAAAGTTTAGACTATTTCTAAAAAATAATATTGGAATTGAAATCTTAAAACAGAAATATTTACGACAGAATCGGCCCCCCGCAAAAGCAAATTTTTTCACAATTCCTTTTTCTTTATTTGAAACCAATAAAGAAATTTGCATAGTACATTCGCCGCAAAGAAAAACACCTGACACCCAAAAGGAGGCAAATGAAACAAACATTTGAAACATTTAACGAAAATATACTAAAAAAGACAGCATCGGTGTATGGATTACCAATCGAAATCTTGATTGTCGACAGGCTTTTCTTGCGGAAGCCAAGGAGATGAAAAAGATAAATAGAATAAAAAAAAGAAACATATAAAAACTTTTGGCAATTTTCCAAAAAAAAGGCTTGACACTGCCCCCAGATAATGTATAAACCATGCATGGGCAATATTTTAACCAAACTTTACGACATTATAATTGAAAAAATCGAGCCTGCATTGGTCGAAACAGAGGAATCCTACACAATCCTCTCTCCCGGCTAATGCAGGCTTTTTTTATTGGGCGATAAATCGATGGCGAGAACATTAGCAGAGGCACAAGAGGAATACACCGCGGCGCGGGCTGCGTATCTCAGCGCACTAAACTCCAAGAGCTATGAGATAAGCGGCGGCGGCATGGCGCGGTCGAAGTCTAACCATGACATCGAATCGCTAAAAGCACAGGTGGATAAGCTTGCTGCCGAGATGGATACTTTTGGCGGCGGCATAAAGTTCAGAGGATTAATTCCGCGATGAAAGTCAAAATGAACCTTATCGACAGGGCAATGGAATATTTCTCGCCAGTACGTGCGGCAAAACGGCTTTGCGCCAGGACGTATCTTGCCGTTGCCGGTGGATATGAGGGCGGAGATCGTACAAGGCGCGGGCTTGCAGGGACAAAGATAAATATTGGAGACGCGGACTCAAATATCCTCAAGGATATAAAAACGCTAAGGGGCCATAGTAGCGACCTTATCCGCAATAACCCCATGGCGGTAGGCGCTATAAGCACAAATTGTACAAACGTAGTCGGCACGGGCATCATGTTCCATTCGCGGTTGGACGGAGATATTCTTGGACTAAGCGAAGAGGAAGCGGATATACAGGAGACACAAATCGAAAGAGAGTGGCATCTTTTCGCCACATCTACGGAATGCGATATCACGAGGACGCAGAACTTTAACGGAATTGTAAATCTTGCTTTTAGGAGTGTGCTTGAAAAAGGGGACACCTTTGTAAATTTGCCTTTTTTAGCCAGAAATGGATTGTCGCCATATGAATTGAGAATGCAGATTATAGAGGGCGAGAGGGTTTGCAATAAAGATTATGTACATGATACCCCCACGCTAATTGCCGGGGTTGAAAAAACGAGAGAAGGCGCGGCGAAGGCGTACCATGTACTAAATATGCATCCCGGCAGTTACCGGCAGATGCAGAAAAAACAGGAATGGCAGGTTATCCCTGTATATGGCAAAAACAGCGGGCGAAAAAACATTTTGCACATATACAATCCGCAGCGACCCGGCCAGACACGCGGAATACCTTACCTTGCGCCGGTTATCGAGAGCCTCTATCAGCTTGGGCGCTATACCCATTCAGAGTTAATGGCTGCCGTTTTGTCCTCAATGATGACCTTTTTCCTGAAAAGCGAACGGGGTAGTAGTATCGATTTAATACCGGATATCAACTCAAGCGTAAGTGGCGCAAGCGACCCGGCGCTGAATTATCAAACAAACGACCTCGAACTTGGATATGGCACGGCCGTAGGTTTGCCGGTTGGTACGTCTATAGACACGACTACGCCAGGGAGGCCCAATCAGGCATTTGATCCTTTTTTCACAGCAATCGTTCGTCAAATAGCGGTCGGGCTTGAATTGCCTTTTGAAGTATTAATCAAGCATTTTACGGCCTCTTACTCAGCATCGCAAGCAGCCATGCTTGATGCATATCGCACGTTTACCGTAAGGCGTAAATGGCTAACGGAAATGTTATGCATGCCCGTTTTTGAGGCATTCATGGAGGAGGCGATTCTGAAAGGCAGGATATACGCGCCCGGATTTTTCGGCGATCCTTTAATCCGGCAGGCGTATTTAGGCGCGGAGTGGACGGGACCGGCAAAGGCACATATAAACCCACTTATCGAGGTTAATGCATCTAAGGAAAAAATAGATATGGGACTATCGACCTTGCAGGCAGAAACTGCCCTTTATGGCGGAGATTGGGAACAGAATCATAAACAATCGGTAAGGGAGTACAAGCGGCGCAAGGCAGATGGGCTGATAACGGAAAAGGTAAGTAACGCAGAAAAACAAGACATGTCGCCTGATAGGGCGGATGCGGAAGAGGGTTAATTTTTTACAGGAGGGTAGAATTGTGAAAAAGCTTTTGAAATATTTTGGCGCTCCACTCTTTGCCGGATTGCTTTGCATGGGGACGGCTAAAGCGGTGGATTTTGATACCGTGAACGTAACCGGCGCATTGCAATTGGCAGGGTCGCAGATAATCGGGACAAGTTCCGCGTATCTTGGGGTTGCGAACGGTGGCACCGGTAGCAATACCGCCGCCGGCGCTAGAGACAATCTTGGATTTGATTTTGCAACGGCATCTGTAACGGGCACGGCGACAATTGCAACGACCCTGGGCACGGTAACAATTTGCGTTGCACAAGTTGCTGCCCTTTCCGCGGACGAAGCGCTTGTGCAGGCGGTGCCAAGTGGCGGCGGTGTCGCGGTGTCGGTATACGGCACGGATACCACCACTTTATCTTCATCCCCGGTAGATATCTATATCTTTGCAGGCGGGACACCATAATGGCACTTATCAACGTGGTATCGTCCCCATGGGCAATAACGGCAGACATCTTCAACGTACTGCAAAACGTGTATTTATCACACTTGCAGGGTAAAAAGATAGACGTTGCGGGCCTTGGAATATCGCCTGAAAATAAAGAAAAAACCCTTGAAGTTTTTGATAATGTTGGCGTTATCCACCTCAATGGTGTTATTGCGAAAAAGATGAACATGTTTTCCAAAATTTCTGGCGGCGTATCTACGCAATTGGTTGCGAAGGCTATAAAAACACTTATGGCGGACGAGAGCATTGATTCTATCATCCTGAATATTGATTCGCCCGGCGGCACGGTGGACGGCACGCAAGAACTTGCACAGTTAGTGCGGGAGATGCGTAATGTAAAGCCGATAATCACATACAGCGACGGCACGATGGCGAGTGGCGCGTATTGGATAGGGTCGGCGGCCAATGAAATGTATATATCAAGCGGCGTGTCTCGCGTTGGCAGTATCGGGGTTTATACACAGCACACGGATATATCAAAAGCGGAGGAGATGGAAGGGATAAAGACTACGGAGATATTCAGCGGCAAATACAAAGCTTCTGGATCTTCGCACAAGCCTTTATCCGCGGATGATAAAGAGTATATACAGGCAGAGCTGGATTATATTTACTCCCTTTTTGTAAATGAGGTCGCTGAAAACCGAGGGACATCTGCCGAGGTAGTGCTTAGGGATATGGCGGATGGTCGTATCTTTATTGGTCAAAAAGCTATTGACGCGGGTTTAGTTGATGGCTTTAACTCTTTTGATAATTTATTAGCCTCGATGCAAAAAGCGGGGCGAAATCTTTTTTTTAACTAGGAGGCTATAAACATGGCAATGGACATTTTAACGGCAGTATTAGTCAAGGAGAAATACCCTGATGTGTATGCCGAGTTAACGTCAAAGGCGTACGAAAACGGGGTTGCGGCTGGGACAAAAACTGCCTATGACAAAGGCAGGCAGGAGGG